GTTATGTTCTTACAAACTGGCATGTAGTCCAGAATTATGTAAAGATTACTAAGGTATGGAACTCAGATAAACAAGAAAATGTAGAGACTGAAAACCGTAGACCTGTCAACATAGACATGTGGGAATATAATAATTTTAGTACGGCTGTAGGCACTATGGGAAGGCTTGCACATATCGTAGCTTATGATAAAAGTAGGGATCTTGCTTTGTTACAAGTTGCAGATAAAGAAAGACAGATGCCTCATGTAGCTACTCTATACCCAGAGGATAAAGATAGTGGCCCTTGGATATTTTCTACAGTATACGCAGTAGGTGCAGGATTAGGTAAACCTCCTTTTCCTACTATGGGACTACTTTCTGGATATGGTAGAGACAGAGATGGTAATAATCTATATTTAGCATCAGCCCCGATTATATTTGGTAATTCAGGAGGTTCTTTGTATGTGTACAGTCCTCGTAGAGAGTACGAACTAATTGGCGTACCAAGTATGGTATCAGCCTACGGGTGGGGAAATGTAGTTACTCATATGGCATGGGCTAGGCCAATATCTGAAATTAGAATTTTTTTAAGATCCAATGGTTATGGTGAAAAAATACTCGGAGATGAGCCTGAAGTAGAAGAAATAGAACCTATAAGAAATTTTATAAAAAGAGATTAGTAAATGGTTGGTAATTTACAAAGATCTGTAAGATTAATAAATGCTGCTGTAAATTTAACCAGTACAAATTTGACTACTGTATACACAGTACCTGCTAAAACTACAGCTATAGTTCGAGAAATGTTCATAGCTAATTACGATAGTAGTGCTAGAAATTTAAATATTCAGTGGACAGATACTTCTGCTAGTGCAACTTATAGTCTTATACATGATAAACAGATAGCTACTGATGATTATTTAAGACTTGATAATTTGAATATATATTTAGACGCAACAGATGTTTTAAAAGCACAAGCTGCTACTGCTGATGCTTTTTATGTATCTGTATTTTTAGAAGAACTATTTACACCTATCTTGTAAGGATCAGTAATGAACTATCTTACTTTGTTTAATAATATAATGAGAGAACTAAACGAACCTACTATTTCTAGTAGTGTAAGTGGACAATCAGCTTCTTTTCATGTGTTCATTGGAGATACAATAAATAAAGCTATTCGTGATATAGATTTACATCAAGTAGAATGGCCTTGGAATTATACATCTGCTGAGTACGCTCTTATTCAGGGTAAAGAAGTTTATAAACATCCAATTAAACTTACTATAAGTGGAGGTTCGGGAACTTTTAGAAAACATGAACGTATCACGGGGGGTACGTCCTCTGCTGTAGGAGTTGTACAAGTTTCAGAAACTAATTACTTAGTTGTAGAACCTCTTTCTGGAACATTTTCAGCAGAAACTATTACAGGTGTTTTTTCAGGAGCTACACGAACAGTAGGGACTGTTATAAATTCTAGACATGTAGAATATGATAACATGATTCTAGAACCTAGAAATGTTTTAGAAGGTGGAGAATTTGAAGTTTCTACTGACTATAGTAATTACTGGACTTCCCGTTCTAGCAATCCAGCAGGTACATCTACTTCTGGTACTCCTGCTTTTAGTAATGAACATAATGGCTCTGTTGTATTAAATGATGGAACTATAGATACCCAACTGTATGATGCAGATGGTAAAACTGACCTGTCCGAAGGAGAAACTTATCGAGTAAATGTTAGGTTTGTTTCTGGAGATACCAGTGCTACTACAGCTACCTTAAAGGTGTACGCAGGTTCTTCTGCAGATAAAGATGCTGATCTTTCTACCTCTTTTACAACTACTAATTTAGGATGGGGTAAAACCTATACTACGACTTTCACACCTTCTACACAAACTCCCTTTTTAACTCTTTCAAATGAAGCTAGTGAAAATGTGCATGTAGATTTTGTAACAGTTTCTCTGGATGAAGAGGGTAAAAAATTAGATTTTATTACATGGGAAGAGTACAGTTCTAAACATAAAGCATACGATAGTAAACGTGATCCAAACAGGTACAGCACACCTTCTGTTGTAACTAAAAGTTTAAATAGTGAAATAATAGTATCTCCAGTGCCAAAAAGCGGTGGGCATAATTTAAAATTTGATTTTTGGGATGAGCCTACAGAATTATCTTCCGATACAGATACTCCAGACTTACCTGCCAGATACCATGATGTTATAACTGCTAGAGTCAGGTACTATGCACATACCCTAAGATCAGACTATCAGGCTGCTTCTTTGTGTTTACAGGAATATGAAGAAGGTATTAAGAGGATTCGTACAGAAAGTATAAATACCAATAATTATATAAGGGCGGTGTAAATGCCACAAACTTCTCAACAACAACCTTTTCCAGTAGCTTGTGAAGGGGGTTTAATTAAAGATACAAGTGTCTTGGCTATGCCTCCTGGAGCTTGTAAAAAGTTAGAAAATTTTGAGCCTTCTATAACGGGAGGATATCGTAGAATAAATGGCTTTACTAAATATGACAGCAATGAACTTTCTGGTTCTGGTTCTGTTCTTGGTGTACAGATATTAGGATCTAGTGTTATTGCAGCTAGAGGAGCTAATTTAGTAAAAGGTACAGGTTCTGGATGGACAAGTATAGTTACCAATAGAACCAGTGCTGGTAGGTACAGTTTTACTAAATACAGATGGGCTAATACAGAAAAGATAGCAGGTGCAGATGGAGCTAATCAAGCTTTTATCTACGATGGTAGTACTTACACTTTATTAAGTGGTACTGGAGCACCTTCAGATCCACATACTGTAGAAGAGTTTAGAAACCATTTATTTTTTACAGGAGCTAATTCAGGCAATACTAGTCAGATAGATTTTTCTGCTCCTTTTTCTGAAAATGATTTTACTGCTGCAAATGGAGCAGGAACGATAGATGTAGGAGATAAGATAGAAGGTTTAAAAGCTTTTCGTGATCAACTGTATATATTTTGTGAAAATTCTATATTTAGATTAGCTGGTACATCTATTGCAGATTTTCAGGTAGCTCCTGTATCTAGAAATATTGGATGTACAAATAGGTTTTCAATTCAGGAAGTAGCTGGTGACATTATATTTTTAGCACCTGATGGTATTCGTACCGTTGCTGCTACAGAAAAAATTGGCGATGTAGAATTAGGAACTATATCTAAAGCTGTACAAAGCACTTTAACAGAAGCTACTAGTGCAGATATATCTTCTCTAGTAATAAGAGAAAAAACGCAGTACAGATTATTTTTTCCTACTTCTTCAGGAACTGCTGAAATAGCTTCTCCAGGTTTAATAGGAGTTTTAAAAAGGCAAGCAGCAGGAGATTTAAATTGGGAGTGGGCTGATATAAGAGGTATAAAACCTTACGTTTGTACTAGTGATTTTATTGGAGATACTGAACATATTTTACATGGCGGTTATGATGACGGTTATGTTTATAAACAAGAGTCTGGAAATAATTTTAATGGGGGAAATATTCCTGCAACCTATACATCACCTGACTTAACTTTAGGTGATCCAGGAATTAGAAAACTTTTAAAAAGAATAAATATAAATTACGAAGCAGAAGGCACTATGACTTTTCTGCTTTCAGCAAGGTTTGATTATGAAGATGCAGATATAATTCAACCTGCAGGAATATCTGTTAGTGAAGTAGGGTTGCCTTTATATGGATCTACTGCTTATGGAAGTGGTTTTTACGGAGGTTTTGGAACGCCTATTTTAAGACAGCTGATGGTAGGTTCTGGTTTTGCAATAGCAATTAGAATTTCACAAGATAACTCAACAAACAATCCTTTTATAATAAGAGGATTTGAATTAGACGTAGTACCAGGAGGAAGAAGATAATGGGAGCTACTTACACTAGACAAAGTTCATCTACTATTGTAGACGGTGCTACTATCGAAGCATCACATTTTAATGATGAATTTGATCAATTAGTATCAGCATTTGCAGCCGATACAGGACATACCCATGATGGTACTAGTGCTGAAGGTGGTGATATAACTAAACTTTTAGGAACAGCTATTACTATTGGTGATGGTACTGCTGGTACAGATATTGTGGTCACTTTCGATGGGGAGACAACTGATGGTGTCCTGACTTGGATGGAAGATGAAGATCACTTTAAATTTTCAGACGATGTAGTAATCGATAGCACCAAACGGTTATATTTAAATGACGAAGGTGGAGAATACATCTACGGTGACGGTACAGATTTATATTTAGTATCGGGAGCAGATATTAATATACCTGCAAATATAGGTGTAACTTTCGGTAATGACGGTGAAAAGATCGAAGGTGATGGCACTGATTTAACTATCTCTGGTAACAATATCAATCTTACTGCTACAGCCGATGTAAATATTCCCTCTGGCGTAGGTATAACTTTTGCTACTGCTGAAAAAATAGAATCAGATGGTACAGATTTATCAATTACTGTAGGTAGTGGTGGTGATGTAAATATCCCTGCTGATATTGGTATAACATTTGGTAATGATGGAGAAAAAATAGAGGGTGACGGTACGGATTTAACTATTACTGGTAATAACATTAATTTAACTGCTACAGCAGATGTAGTAATTCCTGCTGATGTAGGCATTACATTTGGGTCTGGTGAAAAGATAGAAGGTAACAGTACTGATCTAACAATAACTTCTGGAGCAGATATTAATTTAACAGCTACTAGTGATGTAAATATTCCTTCTGGAGTAGGTATAACTTTTGGAGATGATGGTGAAAAGATAGAAGGAGATGGCACAGATTTAACAGTGTCTGCGTCTGCTCTATTTAATGTAGATGCTGCTACAGATATTGTTTTAGATGCAGGTGGGGGAGATATATTCTTTAAAGATGATGGTACTACATTCGGTAGTGCTACTAATACTTCTGGAAACTTAATAATAAAATCTGGTACAACAACTGCTTTAACTTTCAGTGGTGCTAATGTAACTGGTGCAGGTACATACACTGGTGGTGGTACTATGACTACAGGAGGTAACATTGTAATACCAGACGCAGGTAATATAGGTTCTGCTTCTGATACAGATGCTATTGCTATCAGTTCTGGAGGAGTTGTAACATTTTCTCAAAATCCAGTATTTCCAGATGGAGGAGTGCCAATTGCTGATCTAGATATAGACGGTGGCACGGATATCGGGGCAGATTTAACTACTTCTGATCTGATCATTGTAGATGACGGTGCTGGAGGTACAAATAGAAAAGCTGCTCTATCTAGAATTAATACTCTAGTTCAAACTGCTGGTGGGTTTCCTTTAACTGCTTTAGATATAGATGGCGGTACAGATATTGGTGAAGCTATTGTAGATGCTGACCTGTTTATAATTGATAATGGAGCAGGGGGAACAAATAGAAAAACTGCAGCTTCTAGGCTTAAAACTTACATTGGAAGTACAGATCTTACTAGTATAGGTTCAAATCTTGCTCCTGATGGAGGTGGTACTAGAGATATAGGTACAAGTAGTGCAGAATGGAATGATTTATATCTTGCAGATAGTAGTGTAATTTATTTTGGTAATGATCAGGAAATTACACTTACACATGTTGCTGATGATGGTCTTGTTCTCAAGCATGTAGGTACAGGCGATGGTAAAGAACCTTCTCTTACTTTTCAAGCAGGGGATAATGATATTGCAGTTAACGATGTACTTGGTTCTATTTTCTTTCAAGCACCAGATGAAGGAGCAGGAACAGATGCTATATTAGTTGCTGCTGGTATCGAAGCTGTATCAGAAGGTAATTTTGCAGCGGATAATAATGCTACAAAGTTAAGTTTTAAAACGGCTGCTAGTGAAGCTGCCTCTGAAAAAATGTCTCTCAGTTCTGCTGGTTTACTTACGATTGCAGATGATTTTATGATTAAAGATGGTGGCACTATTGGTGTAGCATCAACAAATGATGCAATGACTATTTCTTCTGCTGGAATTGTAACTTTTAAAGATGATATTGTCATTAAAGATGGTGGAACAATAGGTTCAGCTTCTGCTGCTACTGCAATGACAGTAGCTTCTACAGGAATCGTTACATTTGTAGATGACATTTTAATTAAAGATGGTGGCACAATTGGTGTTGCTTCAGCTACTGATGCACTTACACTTTCTTCTGCTGGTCTTTTAACTATTAAAGATGATCTTGTTCTAGCAGATGGTAAAACAATAGGAAATGCAACTACTGCGGATTTAATACACTTAGCAGCAGCCGAAACAGTATTTAATGAAGGTTCAGCAGACATAGATTTTAGAGTTGAAAGTGATGATAATACCAGTATGCTTAAAGTTAATGCTGCTAATAATGCTGTAGGAATAGGGTGTGATCCCGGTAACACAGAGTTTCTTAAAGTTGGGCCAGAGTCTGCTGATTTAGGAACGCAATACGATCTTATTAAATGCCAAGGTAAAGATACTGGGCAAATTATAGCTAATCAAAAAACTACTGTAGGAACAAGTGCTACCACTATTGCTAGTGTAACTATTGGTGGTGTAGGTGGAATCTTAGCTGTTGTTACTGGAGGAAGTGATCCAAATACTTTTACGGATCTTGTTTTGTTTCATAATAGTGGTGGAACTCCTGCTACAATTTCTTCTGTTGTTAAAAATAGCCCTCCAGCTAGAACTTATTCCACTTCAGGTAGTTCTTTACAATTAGCCTATGGTTCTGGTTCACATGCTACAGCAGCATGGTTTGTTACTATGAGATCAAATTAAGGAGAGATAAATGTCACATGTTTACGAAAATATCAACGCTAATGGTTCCACTTCTAATCTTGAAGTTACTGTAAACGGAACAGTTACTGTT